AAGCCGTGAATAATGCCGTTGGAAGTCGCAACACCTCACAACATCGCATAGGATGTGCTGCTGATATTAGAGTACCAGGCATGACGCCAGATGAAGTTGTTAAAGCAGTGATTGCATCAGGGATTGGATACGATCAGATTATTCGTGAATTTGACAGGTGGACACACATTAGCGTACCCAATACAAAAGACATGACACCACGCCGACAAGCGCTTATCATTGATAAGCAAGGCACACGTTCATTTTCCTAGGGTAAACCCGAATGCCATTACAGAAGCTCGTACAGCGTTTTACAAGGGTCTAAAGACATTTCCTGTATTTGGTAATGGTTGGCTAAGTCGCACAGAATCAGAACGCTTAGAAGCGCTAGAAATGTCCAAGAACGGCTAAAAAGGGTCTGTAAGATTAACATACTTAAAATGCTTGATTGGGACATCAAAAAACAACTCGCCAGCAGGAACTTCTATATTCTTGACCTCTATCAATGGACTGCCTTCAATCACCTGAGTTTTCGCCCAATACGCATGGATTAAGTCTTGCGTTAGTGCAAAAAATAGCACAGGCAGATTTTGCTGAAATAGCTTCGCTTTACGCAGCGCACAATGAATGGTGGGATAGTGGCAGTAGTCCCAGCCACGAACTTCGACTTCAATATAACCAACTAACTTATCTGCTCTATATACGAGCAAATCTACTCCATACACATTAGGGTTTTCCCTACACTCCAATCCCCATTTCATCTTCACCCATTTCGTTACTGCATCTCTCGCTAGGGGATCGTATTGATCGTGGAGCGCCTGGTTAAATTGTTTGGTGGTCATTGGTGCTAGTTTGATAGGAAGTGAACTAGCCAAAAACTTGTGAAGGATGCAGCCTATCTCTTGTGGGGTTTATGGGGCTAAAGCAGCTTCTTTTTGGGCCTTTAGCATTGGCGCTGATTTACGGATTGTTTCTAGTTCCATTTCAAACGCCTTCTCTATCTGCTCAATTGTAAAGCCTTGCCTTAGAAACTTTAATACTAGATCGGTGACTTGTTGTTGCATCTCAACTCCTAAAAAGGAACACTACCAATATCATCGTCTTGGATGCGGTTTCTTGGCATCTCATCATTGCCACGAGGCAAAAAATTATCTCTTGCCTTTGGCTCTGACAATGTTAACCATCCATCAAATCCAACTGGCAAAGACTCTAATTTAATTGCTAGGCCACCTTGCTTTGTTTCCATGCAAATGCCTGCTTTAAGCCATTTAGTCTTTTCAACGCCAGTTTTGTCTGTGTAGCTACCGTTTTTGCAAATCACATCATATTTAATTGCCATTATTTATTTCCTTTAATTTAAAATACATCCCACTTACTTCTTTTAAAAACTTATCTACTTCTTCTTCCATTGCCATGATGTAACTTACATCTCTCTCAAGGCGAGCTACAAACAACTGCAAATCTTCCGGTAATCGTGGATCATAACTTACAAAATCACACCACTCACGGCCTGTTACTGCCATCTGGCATTGCATCTGCGGCACATACTTTGCAGGCGGTTTGCCACCCAATAAATACTTAATATGCGTTTTACTAGCTGGGCATTTAATCTCCACTAAACCAGTTTCGCCAACCAGTCCGTCTGGGCTACATCCAAACCATTCTATCGTAGGATGATCTACAAACGCAACCTGTTCTACAAATACATTGGCCTGCGCCTCATAAGCGATTCTAGCCATTGGTTCGGTCTGCGTACCCCATTCCATTGCAGCATTGGTAAACGACTCTCCTGGCTCGTTTGTGAGCCTTTGGACTACCAATTCTGTGCGGTAATCTTCCCTAGTGGCAGCCTCGCCCGACTTCCCCTTAGCAAGCACATCAGTAATCCGACTAGCGGTAACTTTGCCTAGCCTAATTGCCAACCATTCTGGCGATCCTTGCTCAATCATTTCACCCCTTCCAACAACTCTTTTGCTAGTTCATTAGTCCGTACTGCTGCTTTATGCGCTGCCTCTGCATTGCCTTTAAGCTCATAGTTATAGAAACTTCTAAGGGTTTTGACAATATCTATATATACTTCTGAATAATCTCTCATTCTTTATCTTCCATTGATTCGTTGGTTGGCTGGGTTATAAATGGTACATCAGAAATCTCATCCAATTCCCATTTTTTAGCAAACTCAGCAGACATGGCATCTATCGCAGCGTTCCATCCCAGCGCAAAGTATTCCTGCGGATGGTAGATAGATTGCTCTAGCTTGTTAAATGCTTCTAAGCAATGTTTGTTTATCATTTTTTCTTCCATTTATAAATAACGCTACTGGTCTTTACCTCTGGAAGAATGTCCTCTATAGACTGGTTGCAAATCGCACGAAAGTCAGCCCACTTCTTTTTGTAGAACTCCTGCTCACTAGCCGGAACATAATTGTAGAGTTTTACCCAACGAATCGTAATGTCTGTTCCTGATTTCGTGTACACATAATTATTTCGCATTTTTCTTCCCCTTATATTTTTGTTCTGCGGATCTGTTTAAACATACCCCACATCTCCATCTTGTAACTGGCCCAGTCTTTACCAGCTTAAAATCACTAGCTGGTCTTTCCACCTGGCAACTAGCACAGAATTTCCTTTCCACCATCCCAACCTTCCTTTAAATATCCATATTCTGAGGCATCGCATACTGCTCTCAAATCGGAACACACATCGCACTTGTCCACCCATATTTTGTACTGATGGTCTTTTGGTCTGTGTGTTCCCCATTTTGTTCCACATTCTGAACATACATTATCAGGTTGCTGTTGTGCTAGTTTCATTTAGCATCGCTTTCATCTGCTCGTAAGCTGCAACTAATTTTCCCTGCTCGGCCTTATTTTTGTTGAATTTAGGGTAAGATAGAGCGTAGGCGGTTCGGAGTTCGGCAGGGCTTTCTGCTGCCTGTAAATTGCCAATGTAGTAATCTACTGGAAACTCAGGCTTTGCTGTTAATGGCTCAGACGAATCCAGCGCATCGTGTTCTACAATCTCCATTGCAGTAACCCATAAGTACCTGCGCTGATAGGTTTCTACAGCTCCGATGTTTTGGACTTCATGGCAGCCCTTCAAAGCCGCAGATCCCATTGGGCTAGTGATAACAATATTGCTGTTATCTTCCGTATCCACAATGGTCAGGCTGGCTATCTCTGTGCCGTAAGACACAATGCCGCAAAGCCCTAGATCGGCAAAGATGTTCTGTACGGTAGGCAAAAAGTCACTCAACTCAAAATAGCGATACCCAGCAAACTTGTTATGGCCCGACTTGGTAAGCTCTGTGTTTTGCAGCTTAATTCGTGCCTGGTTTAGTTTAATAAATACTGACATGGTTTTCCCCTTCACTTGGTTAAATAATATTCCGCTACAGCTTCTTGGTACTCAAAGGACAGATAGTATAACTTCCTGCCTAACTTCTCCCAGTCTTTCTTTTCAATGCAATCACGCAGAAAGGACTGCAAATCGGGATCATTACACTTTTGCTGTAGAGCCTCGCCCCACTTAAATATATCGGATGGGTCGTACTCAGGATCGTTTTTAACGGTATCGTAGATACGCTCTTGCAGATCCAAGCTGTAATCGTCATCTGCTGGCTCGTAGTAGTTGTCGTTGTTATAGGTCATAGCACACCTACACGGAAACCATAAACTATGGAAACAAATAATACGATGACTGCCCCAAAGATGCCGCCTAAAATAATGTCTTTCATTTTGTTACTCCTTCACGAGTGGTTAATCTGTACTGCATAAATCCATACTAATCTACAAATGTAGAGATTTGCAAGTATTTAAGATTAGGACAAACCCTAGTGTTGCTTTTACGCACTTTGTTGTTTTTTTCTAACGGTGTAGAATAAAACTCTACATAGGAGAAACCATGACTGCTTTTGAAAAACTAATGGCTGAATTTGGCTCAATCAAGAATCTATGCCAAATCTTAGATGTAAAGTATGTAACTGCTTATGCCTGGAAGATGAGAAACGGCATACCAGTTAAATGGCATCAAAAGATCGTAGAAGCCTCAGAAGGCCGTTTGACAGAGCAAGACCTTGGCTAATAGCCAGAACGCCCGTACAATCGCTTTGCTGGCTTCTAGGGGCTATAAGTGCGATGTGGTCGAGTCGTACAATGCCTTTACTAGGAGCAAGAAAGACCTATTCCATATATTTGATATTTTGGCTGTAGGCAATGGGGAAACGGTAGGTGTCCAGATCACCAGCAAATCCAATATGAGCAGTAGGGTTAAAAAGATTAGCGAGTCTGAATACCTGCCAGAACTCATACGCAGCAAGTGGCGCATCCTTGTTTTAGGCTGGTACAAACAACCTAACGGCAGATGGGCTTGCAAAGAAACTGAGTTGTGAGGTAAGATACCATTTCCTATGTTGGAGGCTCTAACGACATACCAGCGACATAGGGATACAGCGCTACTGGGGGTAAAGGATGAAACAGCGCAATATAGGTGGCGAAGTTAGTGCCTATTCCTTGAACGACTGACGGGTTCTGTAACTCCGATGGAGCAGATGAAGGCGAATCTAGGTAGGCTAGGTTCGTTCACCGAAAGAGCAGTAACCTTTAATACTACTTAGTCTTATTAAAGACTGTATCTCATTAGATACATTTCCCGATCACGCACTTTTCCTTATTTAAGCGCATTTTTTCTTACATTCTTCCCGATCAGGAAAGTATATACATTGTCTATACAAAATACTTCTTGCACGAATGTAGACTTGTAGATTAGTATTTAATTTATGAAAAGAATACGAGTATCTACAGATGGTCTATGCGCTCAAGCCACATTTTGTTTTCCTTCCTGGGCAGGCAAAGACCTTAGAAAAAAATGGCTGGTAGACCGCATACTACTAAGAGGAGTTCTGAATGAAGGCGAGATTATTCTTACCCCAGTTCAAATCGCCACAGACCCAAACAATAGAAAACTAATGATGGACAGCGTTACCGGCAGCCTTTATCGGGATGACGGATCTTGCTTTACATCAGACAAATTAAAATTAATCGGTATTCGTGCAGAAAATGACTTAGACAAAATATTGTTAAGCATGAAGGCCATAAAAGCATTAGGAGGAGCAAGTGCCAACTGAGTTTATTCCGTTTGCTGGAGAAGTAGACATCAGCAAAACTGCTATGGAATTGGCTGATGAGTTAGAAAGCGCATTGCAGTTTAGTAATGCAATGTATGCGTTAGTAGAAGCGGCAGAAATGCTAAGAGCGCAAGAGCTAAAAATCCGTGATATGCAGATGCGGCTAGATAGACTTACTGTGTACACAAACTATGGGAGTCACTAATGAGCTTATGGCAAGCAGCAAACGATACAGAAGAATTAGCATACAAACTTGCTAATGTAAGAGATATGGTTGAACTTATTGCAGAAGATGTGCAAGACCCATATAGCGGTGCGCTCTGGGCAGTACATAGCATGATAGATGATCTGCAAAACAAAGTAATTTCACAGTCAGAAAAAATAATGAAATTACATAGGGAAACATTAATAATTAAAAAGGCAAAGAAGTGAGCTTTACCATTTACGAGCCAGGCGGTCAGATGTTTATACAATGGTTTTCTAGTATAGATTTGCTGCTTGCCAGTATGGTCAAAAACCCACAAAATATTTACCACAGAAATAAATGAAAACAATAAAGTGGGTAGGCACAATTCTTTGCTTATTAGGCATATTGCTGACTGCCTTAAACATTTATCCAGCTAACATCCTTATAGGATTTATAGGCTCTGGCTTGTGGGCTGCGGCTGGGTATGCTCAAGACGATATGGCGTTGTTTACAGTAGAGATCGTAGCTGTTGCTTTTTACTTTGCAGGCATAGTATTATTTGTAACCGGTGAACTTACTAAGTGGGGGCTTTTATGAGTTTTGATGAGTTGTGGGGAATGTATCCAAGAAAGGTAGCAAAGCGTGTAGCGCAAAAGAGTTTTGAACGCCTTACGCAAGCAGAGCAGGCATTGGCAATAGCAGTAATGCCAAACCATATTACTTACTGGAAAACGCAGGATACGCAACTTGCGTACATACCGCATTTAGCCACTTGGCTTAACCAGTATCGGTTCGAAGATGAGATTGTCATTGAGCAGCCAAAAGTAAACAAGCGACCAGAGCTGCCTTGGTACAGCTCGGAAGAATTAACAATAAAAAAAGCAAACGAAATTGGAGTGCAAGCGTATGCCGGAGAAGGATGGCAACAATGGAGAGCCAGAATTAGCAATAAGATTAAGCAACTAGAGGAGCAGGCGTGAATGAGTTGGCTCTTTTCGCAGGCGCTGGTGGAGGAATACTTGGGGGCAAACTGCTTGGATGGAGAACAGTCTGTGCAGTTGAATGGGAAGCCTATCCAGCAAGCGTATTGTGCGCCAGACAAAATGACAAAATTCTCCCGACTTTCCCGATTTGGGATGATGTACAAACCTTTGACGGAAAGCCTTGGCAAGGAATTGTTGATGTCGTATCTGGAGGATTTCCATGCCAGGACATCTCCATTGCAGGCCGAGGAAAAGGACTTGAAGGAGAAAAATCAAGTATGTGGTTTCACATGGCAAGGGTGGTTAGCGAAATTAGACCAAGATTCGTATTTGTGGAAAATTCCCCAATGCTCATTCATAGAGGATTCGATAGAGTGCTTGCAGACCTTTCCTCGTTGGGGTATGACTCAAAATGGACTGTTATGGGAGCTGCCCATGTTGGAGCAGTTCACCAAAGGGATAGGCTCTGGCTTGTGGCGAACACCAGATTGTGGGGGGGGGGGGACTTCAGGCTTGCTCAAACAAGGCAAGAATCATCGAAAGAATGGTCAGCCCATCCAAATCAGACTGGTCGATCAAGTGAACAATCAAAGGCTATGGCCCACACCAGTATCGAGGATGCACAAAGATCAAGGAAGTCCATCGGAATACGAAAGGAACGAGATACCCCTATCGGCACAGGTTGGTGGGCCTCTGAACCCAGAGTGGGTAGAGTGGCTGATGGGGTGGCCTGTAGGGTGGACAGACTTAAAGCCATTGGAAACGGACAAGTGCCACTTGTGGCAGCAACAGCATGGAAACTCTTAAATAAAAGGTTAGATGGACACAAGCAGCGAGGAATGGAGAAACATCTGTGAGGCTAAGGATTTACTCACTTGGCCTTTAGCAAAAAGACGAAAACAACTAGC